AAGGAGTTTGAGAAGAAGGCTTTGATTGATGCTTTGAAGTCTATCGGTGCGCAGGCTTCCGGCAATATGAAAGAGGAAACTCTTTTGGCTAAGGTTGCAGAACTGGATGAAGAATCAACAGCCAAACTGAAAGAAGCATTAGGTATCGAGTAAAAGGATAGGGTAGTGCTTCTACTCTTCCATTGTCTAATTTTATAAATCAGAAAAGGAATGAAGAATTTTATTTTTGCCATGTGTGGTTTTTTAATGATGTCTTTGGTTTCGTTGAGCGTGCAGGCATCAAGTGTGGAATCTCCTAAGTGTGAATACGTGAATCCATCGGTTGATGTTGGTCTGCCAGATATTCAGTTTATCACTTTGGAAACGGCTCCGGCTGATTGTGTTGTACCGACCATGACGCATCCCGTGTTTTTGGTTGCAAATAACCCGGCTATGATGTGTTCGATAAAAGAGGGAATGGCTATTCAAGGGATACGAATTAATGTTCCCAAATGCCCGTTCAGATACATCTATAAATCAAAGTATTGCACGCATTATAGCTATACCGCATATAGTAAACTGATTACACCATATTGAATGATAACAGTCATGAGCAACAAGGAGTTTGTATTAAGCGTATTTGATAAGAATCCCCCGTCTAATCTTGTAGTTGAAAATATACTTTCAAGAACGGGATTGGATGGTGAAGAACCTTTTGCCGAGGAAAATCGGGCAAGATTAGAGGTCGCTTGTGCCAAGCAAATTCCGTGGATGATACAAAATCCATCTTCGGTCAGCGAAAGCGGATTTTCTATGTCTTGGTCCAATTATGTTGATAGTCTAATGAAATTGTACTCATGGCTGTGTAAACAGTACGGTTTGAAAGACGAACTGGGTAACAAACCTAAAGTGACTTTCTTATGATATTTGCCCCACACATATTGCAAGTAAAGGTAATCACCCCAATGGATAAGGATGAGTTCGGCAGACCCATTCCCGGAACCAGTGGAGAAAGCTGGCAGGACGTGTGTAGATGTCGTTGTGATGATGTGAGTGCAGAAAAGAAAGTCTCTATCAATGGTGTTTTGTATGATTTCAAGTACAAGGTAGTCTTTGATAAGCCGTCAAAGGTTGAAGTAGGTACAGAAGTTCGTTGCTTGAATCCTGACGGAAGTACTAGAGGCGAAGGAGTTGCTAAAAGCCCGTTAGAGACAAATTATTTTCCTTACAGAGTGATATGGTTGGAGTAGATTTCGATTCTTCTGATGTTGATTCTTTCTTCGAGGAAGGAGAATCTGAGGTTCTTGCAGGCATGGAAACAGAAGGTAAGGCTTTCATAGAAGATGCTAAGAGGACAGGAAGCTATCAAGACCGTACAGGGCATTTGAGAACATCCAATGGTTACGAAGTTGATAAATCGGGCTTGATACTGAAAAATGAAGCTGAATATGCCTCATTTGTCGAGTCTAAAGGATATGAAGTGGCAGGTAGTGCTGCTATAAGGGCTGAAAAACGATTGAAAGATAGATTTGAACGATGATAGTAACTACCGACATAGGAAACATTCTCTATCGGGATTGCAAGGCTTTCGGGATAGGCATAGTGCCAGCAGGAGAAACACTGACGGGTGAATTGACCTCTGAAAGAATCGTTATCCACACGAAGAAACAACAGCCGGGAAAGTATTGGAAGAAATCTTTCGCAGAAGTGAATCTATGTGTACCCAATTTAAGCGAGAATGAAGCGAACACAATCCGGCTTAACGAACTTGAAAGAAAGGCTGGCAAGCTGCTTGATGATGTAGTAAGCACCTATGACGGTACAACCTATCGTTACTCTATCGAATCAATTGGCACGGAAGCGGATACAGCTTTGAAATGCCATTACGTGAATGTGAGAATTTTATTTGAAGTAATAAATGTAAAACTATAAGATTATGATTTCAGCAGTAGGAATAAAAAGAATCTTGTTTGCCGATATTGATAAGGTAACGGCAGACATTACCCCCGAAATAGCAAGGACTTTGATTCAGGCAGCTATAACTGCAAAAGATGAAGTAAAGAATGTGCATGGTGAAACATGGACTATTGATGAGACGGAAGCATCTGTTACTGGTTACAAGAACCAGTTGACCGGTCAGACTTATCGTTATGATACAACTCCCGGTGAAGTTAGTCCGTCTTTCTCTATCGGTCAGTATGACTATAAAACAAAAGCTGAACTAATGGGTGGTGAAGCGATTAAGAAAGGCGGTGAAGGTCCGGATAAGGACGCCCTTGTTGGCTGGAGACGTGCGGCTGGTAAGGTTGTTATCAATAAGGCTCTTTTCTGCCTTACCGATGATGACGTTTGGTTTATTTTCCCGAACTGTCAGATTGTAGCCCGTGAAGCTAATACAGACAAAGCGATTGCTATCGCAGTCAAAGGACTGGTGCAAGAACCGGAAGTTGAAGGTGTTTCTTCTGAATACAATTACGATGAAGCGGAAGTACAAGCACTGACGCCGGAAGCATAAGGTAAAAGATAGAATGATGGAGGGGTAGATATTCTGCCCCTTCTAAAATTAAAAACATGAATAAAGGCGCACAGATTGTTTCGGCTTCGATAATCGGAACGAATTTCGTGAATGTGACGATAAACGGTAAATACTACACTGTTTTTCCGCCTACAGTACATAAACTGGCTGGAGCGGGGATGTTCCTTTCTGATTTTGGTGATGAACAAACAGTACGTGATGTGATTAGTAGTGTCAATGATTCTGAAAAGCTTGCACATGCCTTCTCGTGGCTTGTACAAGGAAATGACGGATTATTCGATGAGTTGTCTCATGGTACATTTGATGAACTTGTTGATGCTATTGATACGGCTTACTCTCTTATCTCTGTTGAAAATTTTACCAGGCTATCAACTTTGGCGAAGAACGTAGCAAGTCTGATAGCAAAACAGAGGTAATCGGAAACGATTGTCTGCTCGGACAGATTGCAACGTTCATGGAAAATCTGCATCTGTCGTATCGGGAAGTGGTTTATGACATACCATATAGAAACTTAATTATCATGCAGAAAGATAAGTTGCATGTCTGTTATGGTGAAAAAGTGAATAGAATCAGTGGTAAGGAATTAGCAAATAAAAGAAGAAAAAGAAAATAATATATGCCGAAACTTGTATTCAAAATAGCAAGTGACTGGGAAGAAGTAGTCAGACTCCGTAATGAGATTGCGAAGTTAAAGCAGGAATTGAAAGGCATGGATAGCACACAATCTCCTGCCGCTTTTAAAGCCCTTAATACCCAATTATTCACTTCTACGCAACGAATGAATGAATTGGTGGTCAATGCTGCCAAAGCCGGTGCGGTGATGGAGAATGATTTGAAACGCAAGATTGATAGCGCAACAAAGGCTTCTGACGAATTATCGGAAGAAATAATCAAACAACGTAAAATCATTCGTGAAACGCAGGAAGATGTCAGGCAGTTGTCCGAACAATATTCAAAAATGGGCAGATATTCCCCGCAATCAGCATCTACGTTCAATCAGTTAAACAAAGCAAGAACCGCATTGAACGAGCAACGATATGCTTTGGGCGAATTACAAGACCAGCAGGCAAAGAACCGTTTGGAAGTACGCAAACTCACGAGAGAGTATAAAGAATTTGCCAGTGGAACAACCAATGCTGACGTTGTAGTAAAATCTTTAACTGATTCTTTAAAACGTACAGCAGCCGAAATAGGCGGACTGATGGCGATAAAGAAATTTGGCTCTGATGTGATTGATGCTACCGGAAAGATGCAGCAATTACAAGTTGCACTCTCTACGATTCTTCAAAGCAAATCTAAAGCAGATACTTTGTTGGCTGATATTTCTCAGTTTGCATTGAAGACACCTTTTAGTATTGATGATGTTGCTACCGGGGCAAAACAGTTATTAGCTTATGGTTCATCGGCTAATACAGTAGTGAATGAACTTTCAATGCTTGGTGATGTGGCATCTGGACTTCAAATTCCTTTAGGACAATTGATTTACTTGTATGGAACACTAAGGACACAAGGTCGTGCCATGACTGTAGATATTCGTCAATTTGCAGGGAGAGGTATTCCTATTTATGAAGAATTAGCGAAAGTCCTTGGGGTATCACAAGAGCAAGTTGGAGAGTTAGTAAAACAGGGAAAAGTCGGTTTTAAAGAAGTTGAACAAGCCTTTAAAAATATGACAAGTGAAGGCGGTAAGCTCAATAATATGCTGGAGAACTCTGCTGGTACATGGACACAGCAAATAGCTGCTGCTCAGGAAAAGTTATTCCTAAAAATGACTGACTTTGGTAACAAGTATAAGGAAGTCTTTGAATTTGGTATTGGAACAGCAGAAGATTTGGTAGGAAGTCTTGATGATGTACTGTCTGTCATTGGCGGACTAATTGCGGCTTATGGAACATATAAAGCTGCATTGATAACCGCAGCCATAGCACAGAAAGCAGTCGGTTTCCTTGAAAGCATACGTCTTATAGCAATGTACCGTAAAGAACTCGGACTTGCCACCGCTGCACAGCAGGCATTTAATGTTGCTGCCAAATCCAATGTTTATGTCGCACTTCTCTCTGTTCTGGTCGGTGTAGGAACCGCTGTGTATATGTTCACCAAAAGAACCAATGAGGCAACAGCAGCACAGGAAGCACTTAATTCAGTTAATAAAAAAGCCGATGAAGAGTTTTCCAAGCAGGCTGCGACCATAGACCGATTGAATGGAGTTCTGAAAAGCGGAACCTCTTCTCTTGACCAAAAGAAAAAAGCGTTGTCTGAGTTACAATCCATTGTTCCGTCTTATAACGCCAACCTTAACGAAGAAGGGAAACTGATAAATAATAATACCGAAGCCATCAAAGCCTATCTAACCCAGTTGGAAAAGCAGATACGAATGAAGGCGGCACAAGAGGAATTGGAAGAATTATATCGTAAAAAACGGATACAAGAAAAACAGCAGAAAGAAGCTACAGCAAACTACAATGAGGCAAAATCATTGTACAATTCATCCGTAACAATAACCAATAGTTCATTGCAAAACAGAGGTATTAATACAGGAGTGACCGTTTTTTCTCAAAATAATGCTGTAAATAATCAGCTTAAAGATAGTGCAAACAAGGCGAAAAAAGAGCTGGATTCTGTAAACAAGGAATTGGGGGAAACTCTTTCCTCAATCAATGCCATTGAAAAAGAGATAGAGCAATCTACTTTTTCCAACAAAAAAGATGTTTCTCTGTCTACCATATCAAAAGAAATCGAGGACACTACTAATAGGATAAAGACACTTAAACAAGAGATTGCCGACCTTCGTAGTGGAAAAATACAAACTGAGGCAGGTAAAACAGTTGAATCTGTAATTGAAGCTAAAACAAAAGATTTACAACAAGCAGAAAAGTCCTTGCAGACATTGACAGGTGTAAAGCAAGATAAAGGTTTACACAATAACCAACTCAAACAGCAGGAACATCTTTCCGAACAGCTTCTCTCCCTCCGCCGGAAGAACCAGCAGGACGAAATCAACCTCATGATTGACGGAACCGAAAAGAAGCTGGCACAGATTGATTTGGATTATCAGAAGGAAATTGACGCTATCAAAAAGCAGAAGGCTGAATGGGAGAAAGCGCAAGGTGGAAAACTTACTGACGATCAGACATTGCTTCTTGGCGAACGTGCGTCAAATGCTGCTAAAGGCAGGGAAAAAGCTATCTCCGAAGTGAACAAGGAGGAACTCGAAGCCATGAACCGCTACCTGAAGGAATACGGGACGTTCCAGCAGAAGAGGGATGCTATAACAAAAGAGTATAACAACAAGATGGCCAAAGCCACTACCGAAGGCGATAAGAAGATGTTCCAAAAAGAAATGGAAGAAGCATTGTCCTCTGTGGATATGGATAAGCTCAAACAAGAAATCAACTGGGAACTTATCTTCGGTGATTTAAATAAGGTTTCCAAGAAATCTCTTGAGCAAGTCAAACAACAGCTAAAGGCTTTCAAAAGTTCTGATGAGTATAAGAACATGGCTGTCGACCAGAAAAAAGTGATTGACGAAGCATTGAATAATATTCAGAGCGCCATCATCGACAAAGGCGGTTTGCTTGGCGATTTGCCGGAGCAACTGGATGCTTTGCGCATTGCCCAAGACGAACTTAAGCAAGCGCAGGATGAGTATAACAAATCTCTCAAAAGTGGTACGGATGCCGAGAAAGAAGCTGCTCTCAAAAAGAAAAACAATGCCGAGAAAAACGTTCAGAATGCGGAAGCGAATGTAACCAGGAGCGCGGATAAAACCAAACAAAATCTGATTACATTGGCTGACACTATTACCCAGCTTGGCAGTTCTTCTGAAATATCTTTATCCCAAATAGGAAACATTGCTTCCGGCCTTGTTGATGCGTTTTCCGAAGCAGGAAGTAAGATAGGCGGTATTATTGGCGCGGTGTTTTCCCTACTTGACGGAATAGAAAAGCAAGGCTTTGACGGGTTTGTCGAGAATATTTTTTCGAGTGTATTTAGAACTGCTGCAAGCATATGGGATACAATCACATTCGGGGCGTTCTCTAAGATAACCGGTTCCGGTGACAGCGATAAAACCCTTGAGCAGGACATTGAGTACCTTACACAGTCCAATCAGGATTTGAAAAATTCATTGGATAATCTTTCCGAGAAGATGGATAAGGCTTCTGTCACGGACGCTTCTGATATATATGAAGTGCAAAGGGAAAATATTTTAAAGCAGGAAGCCAACACATTGGAAGCCATGCAGCGCAGTGCAGCGGCATACAGTAACGGTTTCTTGGGAATGGGCGGCTCGCATTCATCGAACAACAAGATAGATAAGGGAATATCTGCCTCTGAATGGAGCAGGGTCAGTGACATTGTTGGAAAATCTGTGAGTAATGCAGGCCAGTTTTTCCAGTTATCCAGCGAACAGATGTCTAAGCTTGCAGAAGAAGACACTTCCTTGTATTCAAAGATAAAGAATCTTGCAGACGATGGATATAAGAACGCAGCTCAATACATGGATGAATACATCACCTACTATAAGCAGCTTGAAGAGCTTGAGAACGCTTATAATGAAAAGCTTACCAACACTTCTTTTGACAATGTAAGGAATGACTTTAAGAATGTACTTCTCGACATGGAATCCGATGCGGAAGATTTCGCTAATGATTTTGAGAAGATGATGCAGAATGCCATTGTTGAAAGTCTCATGACAAAGAAGTATGACAAGCTGATACAGGACTGGTACGGGGAGTTTGCAGAAGCCATGAAAAGTGGTGGCAAGATTGATGAAATTGAACAGGGCAATCTTCAAAACAGATGGAACAGCATAGTTAATCAGGCATTGGCCGAGCGTGATGCCTTGAAGGAGATGATGGGTTGGGAGTCAGAATCGGATTCCACCCGTGAAGCTTCTCAGAGGGGAATCGCCACAGCCTCGCAGGATTCGGTAGACGAGAACAACGGGCGGTTGGCGGTCATGCAAGGGCATACGTACTCCATCAACGAGAATGTCAACCGTATGGCTACCGGCATAGACACTATCGCCGCTCATACCGTCAACCTCTCATGTCTGACAAACATAGACAAGACCATGCAGTCCATCCTTTCCATGCGGGACGCCTCGCTCACCCATCTGTCGAACATAGACAGCCACACGGCAAGGCTGGAAGCTATTGAGAACGCCATTGTCTTTATGAAGAACGATATAAACACAATGTTGATTAAGGGACTCAAACTGAGTAGGAACTGATGAAAGGACAACTCTACATAGACAATAAGGATATTTTCACCGAGTTGGGTGTTGCCACCTTACAAGGCAATTACGGTGAATTGGTTGCGTTCCCGCCTTCCAAGACGCCCGACAGCAACGACTGGGCAGAAGAGGACGGAAAAGAGTTCGACCTTTCGGAAATGCATCTTGACACGAAAGACGTCACGCTTGAGTTCGGCTTCTTCTCGGAGTGGAAGTATAACGATTTCGTAGCCCTGTTGTCTGATATGGGCTACCACGACTTCAACTTCCCGCAACTCGGACGTACATTCCGGTTGAGACTTTCTTCACAGAGCAGCTTTGAGATGCATAGTAACACCGAACGCTCCAAGTTCACTTTTGCCAATGATTTCCCGCGCCCGGATGGTTATGTCTATCAGGAACCGATGAATAGCATCCTGCTGCCGAAAGGTTACGAGTTGGATGGTGTGGACTTATCTGTTTATGGTGTGCTAATTCTCAAAGGCAGTAATGCGGAGATATTCAAAACCCCGGCTGTGAAGAAGAACCTCTTGCGGAACTTCAAGTACCGGGACGGTGCTGTCTATGACGGTGAATACGTGAAGTTCCAGACGAAAGATGTGAACCTTAAATGTCTGATGTGCGCCCCGGACTTCGATACGTTTTGGCGAAACCGTGATGCTCTTTTGTATGACCTCACCAGACTATCCGCTAAGACCGATGCCGAAGGATACGAGTATGAAGACGCGGAGCGTATGCTTTATGTCGACGAATGGAGTGAAGGCTACCCATGCTATTACAAAAGCTGCAAGACAGAGCATTTCAATCCTCTTGGCGGGATATGGTGGGAGTTCACTCTGACCCTTGTGTTTACCTGTTTCCGACTTGGGGATACCGAGTATTTGCTTGCTTCGGAATCCGGGGAGTTTATAATGACCGAAGATGAAGAATGTTTTATTGATTTAGGAGATTAGAACTATGCCATTAAGAAAGAAGAAAATATCAGAATTGCCCCTTGCCGACAGCCTAAAGGGATTATATACCATTGGTTACAAAATCATAGATGGTATCAAGACCAGTGTAAAGGTTAGCTTGGAAGATATTCAGACCGCTTATCAGGATGTCGTCAATGCAATTAAAAAATCAGAGGAAGCGGCCAAGAACGCAAATAATGCCGCCACTACCGCCAATGAAAAGGCAGTACTTGCTGATACCGCAGCGGCAAATGCTAACGACACCGCGGAACATCCTACCTATATCGGACAAGACCACTATGTCTACAAATGGAACAAGACCGCCCAAGCATACGACAAGACAGACATCTACACCAAAGGCGATGCTTTCTCTATCAAGAAGGTATATGCTTCAGTTGCTAACATGGAAGCCGATAAGAGCAATCCGGATATTACAGAAGGTGATTTTGTATTGGTGAATACGGGTGATGTTGAAGACCCCGACAATGCAAAATTGTATGTCAAGGCTGATGGTGACTTTGAGTTCCTTGTCGATATGTCCGGTGCTATCGGTTTTACGGGCAAGACACCGCAGTTTTCAATAGGTACAATATCCACGCTTGAAGCCGGGTCAACGGCAACGGCTACCATATCAGAGGATGGAGTGGACAGTGACGGCAATCCGAAGTACAAAATAAACTTTGCCATTCCTCGTGGTAATCCCGGTGCTCCTTTCCGTATTGCCGGAGAATACGCCACCCTTGAAGCCTTGAAATCCGCCGTTCCCGACGGTTCGGCAGTTGACGGGTTCATGGCCGTAGGTACTGAAGCTCCTTACGATTACTACGCATGGGTAAACGGCGACTGGGTTAATCAAGGGAAGATAGCGGGCGGCGGTTCGGGGAACGTGGTAGTTATTCCTGCTGCTGCGATGAGCCTAAGCGACCAAGCAACATCCGATGAGATATTTAATGCTTTTGGTGGGAAAGACGCTTTCATGGATATATGTCAGAGCATCGTCAATAAAGATACTGTATGTGTTGTAGCAAACATCCCCGAAGAATCAGGGATGAAACTTGTATATATTCCAGTAATGGCGATGGCTACCTATACGGATGCTAATAATGCTAATTTTATGATGGCAATTATTACAGAAACGACTTTCCAATTAGTTGTAACAGTCACGGATGGAATTGCTACCCAATCGTCTCAGGTTTTAAATCATATTTACGAAGCCCCCTCTGACGGTAACGTCTACGGTCGTAAAAATAAAGATTGGGTGAAAGTTCCCGAAAACTCAAATGTCATTATCCTGCCGAAAGAAATACTTGACTTGACAGGTAGTTCCTCCTCAGAGGAGATATTAGCTGCATTTGGCGGTATAGATAAATACAAGGATTTGCTTGAAAAATTGAGCACAAATAATTGCTTGGTACAGATTGGAGAACCGTCATTAGGCTCATTAAGACATATCTATACTCTTGTAGAATATGCTGTCAATTTCGCTTCAAACAAACAATCGGGAGCGTTATCTTTAAATATCTACAACGAAGAGCAGCAGTTAAGAAGACTTCATTTCTATTTGGAGAACAACGGCACTACAGCCCGTTGTGGCGAGGCAAGCACTTTCCAGCTCGTCAGGGACACCGACGTCCTCACCAAGACCAACACTTCATCATTCACCCCTACGCAGCCTTATCATCCGGCGACGAAGAAGTATGTGGATGATAGTATAAAAGAAAGCCTTTACTATGTAAATAATGACAAATTCCTTAGCTATTTCATAACACCTGCATATCGTATTGATAGTGATGCCGAAGATTCTATTATTATGTGCTTTAATACTATTGATAATTTTAAAGCATTTGTAGACAAAGCGATAGATGCTGGGGTTACTCTTGTTTTTATAAATAATAATCTTAATGAAAAGATATACATTAGAGATTACCACGTTTATAGAAGCAACAATAACAACCGTGAATTATCTTTCATATTTAATTATTCCAATAATGGGGAAAGTTTTCAATTTATTACAACAAGAGTATTTATTTCTTATAATGCAAGTTACGGGTATAAGTTTGTAGTCAAGAACTTAATTTCTTCCGACAACCTCACCACCATAACCAAGAAAACCGCCGCCGAATACGAGGCTATTGGCTCTAAGGATGCCAATACAGCATATTGTGTAACCGATTAAAACAACAATTATGAGTAACGAAAATAGTAATCTTAGAGTTGGTTCGGCGGGAGCTGGGCTGTTGGTGGGAGACAAGCTGATTGCCGGGAAAGAGTTTGATTGGAGTAAGCTCTATGCCAATCTTAGCTATGTATGGCCTAATGGTGGAACTACTGGTAGTTTTCCTGTTATTATTGCTAATCTTAGTAGCGACCCTGTTCTTCTACAACGTGATGGAGAAACAGAAGAAGTTGCTCCTGGTAAAATTGATTGGTATACTATCGGTGGTCAAGGTCAAGCTATTTCTGAAATTTCTTTATTTAACGAAGATGCTAACGGCAATGGTTCCAGCAAACGAGTTGTTCAATTTTATTCCACAATGTATGCAGAGGGTGAGAGTATTAATTACGGTTATGCTCATAATCAAATTATGGATAAGAATGAACTAATTAATGATTTTACAAGCGAAGTGTATAAGCAATTTGCTTGGATTGTTTTTATTTTTGATAATTAAATAGATATGATTGCAATTAAAAGTGATAAAATAACAAGTAATATTATAGAATTATTAGAGACAGCATTTAAAACTAATTCACAATGAAAACAATCTTTTTAGACAACTGGTTTGCGAAATTTATCCTCTTTGGCAGCTATCATACAATCATGCTCTTCGGCTTCATCCTTACCAAACTGAAAGAACTGTCCAAAACGGCCATACGCCATGAACGGATACATCAGAAACAGTTCTTCGAGTGTATGGAGATAGCGGCTATCCCGTCCGTATTATTGTCACTCTATGTCAGTGCATGGTGGTTGTTACTTATCCCGCTATTCTATTACATTCTGTATGGCGTGGAGTGGTTCATCAGTCTTGCGTACCACTTGTTCACGGATGAACGGATAGGTGGCGGTAAAGTAAACGCCAACGCTTACCGTGCAAGTGCGTTTGAGATGGAAGCTAAATTCAACCAAGATAATCCGAACTACCTGAAGGAACGCAAATGGGGTGCATGGTTCAGATACTACGGCACTATTTAATAGCAACAATTTAAAATTATGATTACCATATATAACGGCAATGAGACAATCGAGCTTCTGACGGATGACAACAGTTATTCCTATGAGGCTGTAATGGGTGAAGATGCGCTTACGCTATATTTCTCTCATCCGGGCTACCTGTCCATTCCCGTAGGCTCATGGTGTGAGTTCTACGGAAAGCGTTATTCCCTCAAGAAAGAGAGTAATTTCAGGAAGAACGGAGAAAGGAACTATGATTATACGCTTATCCTTGAAACCTCGAAAGCCGATACGAAACTTTGGAAGATACGCAATACGGTGGACAACCGTATCAAATTCCCTTATACAGCCAAACCCAAAGAGCACCTCAAACTGATTGTCGATAATCTGAACAGACGTTCTTCGGGGTGGGTAATCGGTGAATGTATTGAGGGTACGGAGAAGCTGATAAACTACAACCATACCTACTGCTTGGACGCTTTAAGCCAACTGGCAGAAACCTATGAAACCGAGTATCAGATTACGGAAACTATCATAGAGGGTGTACATACAAAGACTGTACATCTAAAGAAAGTCGAGTACAACAAAGATAATCCTTTAACCCTATCCTATGGTAAAGGGCATGGCTTCAAGACGGGTGTCGGTCGGGAAAGTGGCGAGATACCGCCCGAAATCATCCTTGTGGAAACAACCGAACGGAATATCGACTACTCCAAATACGGTGCGAAAGAACTGCTGATGCCCAAGTCGCAGACCATTCGTTATGACGGTACGCACTTCGATGGCGAGGACGGCTTCAACGCGGATATTTCCCGTACCTACGAGACGGATGAATACGGTACGGGGGTCATGCGTGCCGACCGTGAGTTGACTACCGCCAAAGAGGACAGCCTGGATTGCACCGGGATTTACCCGTCAAGGGTCGGGACGGTCAGGAAGGTAGTTACGGCCGATACGGAGAAACATTTCTATGACTTCTACGATAACGACATTCCGGGTAACCTGAATTTTGAGGATTGTCTTATCGAAGGTGAGAAAATGACCGTTATCTTCCAGTCGGGCATGCTTTCCGGCAAGGAGTTCGAGGTTAAATACATCCACATAGGGCGCAAGTTCGAGATTGTCCCGCAGGAGATAGACGGCATTACCATGCCGGACGGCGGCGTGTGGATGCCGAAGGTTGGCGATACGTATGCCGTGTTCAATATCCAGTTGCCCGAAGCCTATATCTGCGACAATGCAACGAGAACGGGCGCATCATGGGATGTGTTCCGGGAAGCGGTCAAATACCTTTACGAGCACGAGGACAAGATGTTCACGTTCACCGGTACGCTGGACGGTATATGGGCAAAGAAACGCTGGCTGACTGTTGGCGGCAAAATCGTGTTGGGCGGTTTTGTGAAATTCACCGATACGCAGTTCCATCCCGAAGGCTCGCTCATCCGTATAACGGGTATCAAACGGTACGTAAACAACCCGTACAGTCCCGAAATAGAACTGTCAAACACTCCGGTAGGCACATCTGTCAGCAGCGAGCTTAACAAGATAGGTACGAACGAGGTGCAGGTCGAGGAGAACTATAAAAAGGCACAACAGTTCACCAAACGTTATTACCGCGATGCAAAGGAGACAATGGAGATGCTTGCCGACAGCCTGCTGAACTTTTCCGGTGCAATCAACCCGATAACGGTCGCCACCATGCAGATGCTCGTAGGTGATGAAAGCCTGCAATACCGGTTCGTCAACTCCAAGACAAACCCGGTTGCGGTTAAGCACGAGATAACCTACAATCAGGGCACGAAGGTGCTGAACGCCCCGGCTGGCATCATACAGCACATGACGTTGGGCATAACCGAAATCAAGAACAGTCATTCCGCAGGCGATTACAAGTATTGGGATATGGCGGAGTACAACTCCCCTTCGCTTGTCAAACCGGAAAAGAAATTCTATCTGTACGCCAAGTGCAGCAAGGGCAGCCAGTCGGGTACGTTCCTCCTTAGTGAGACAGCTATTGCGTTGGAACAGATAGACGGATATTATCATCTGCTTGTCGGTATCCTTAACAGTGAGAATAACGGGGAGAGAAGCTTTGCCACTTTGTACGGATTTACGGAGATACTGCCCGGACGAATAACTACGGATAAGATAGTTTCTTCTGACGGTAAGACTTATTTTGACTTGTTGAAAGGCGAGATAGCCGGATACATCAGATTCCTGGACGGACTGATAGGGACTGTTGGTATCGGTAATGAAACAACTGTCAATGCCGGCATGAGTGGGGAAGGAAACAATGGTACGGATGTCCGTATTTGGGCCGGAGCAGACAAGGACGGGCGTTGGAATGCTCCTTTCAGGGTTCTACATAGCGGAAAAACGATTGGTACTGATGTGGACTTACGGGGTGGGAAAATAGGAGCATTTGACATAACCAACCGAGGTCTGTCTAATGTAACCGATAATCCTGAAGCTTATATACAAATCAAAAAATCCGGTGGCAAATTCTTTGAGGTAAATACTCCAGGTGGTGCAATGTGTGGCATTCGCGGAGATGAAATGACAGCACTAAGTTTGAGTGCCTATGGTAATCATTCTATTGGTGTAGGTATAATTGCCCAGGCTGGATTTGATACTTATGCGATAAAAGCGCTTGGCAATGTAGAATTAAATGCCAGAAGCGGTGAATCGGTAAGAGTAAACAGATTAGATGCCGCAGGAGTATCAATAGGTGTGAGAAGATTAGGCGTTGATACAGTCGGAGTGCCATCTTCTTATACGCTTGAGGATACAGATGATTTCGTAACTTACAGCAATGCCTCTCCGAGTTATGACCCTGTTTTATATCTGCCGAGTTCCGCCAATTTGGGTAAGATGGTATTTGTGAAGAATCAGTTAAGTAGGAACATAATAGTAAGAGGAAATCTTATGAATGCCAATGATAGGGGAATCAAATCAGAAACAGCCCTGAATGGAGTTTCGAGTATTTATATTTTCGACGGTTCTCATTGGGTTCATTTTTTCTGTGGATAGAATAAAAAAATAAGATATGGAACTGAATGACTGGTTAGCAATAATAGGTGCGATAGGCGGCAGCTCTACAATTACATGGGCGATAACTTTTTGGGTGAACCGGAAAACGAACGCCCGTAAAGAGGACGCTTCCGCTGACGCTATGGAAAATGAGAATGAGCGTAAGCAAGTCGCTTGGCTGGAAGAGCGCATAGCACAGCGTGACACGAAAATAGACGGACTGTATGTCGAACTGCGTCAGGCGCAAAGTGCCCATCTGGAAGAAGTCCATAAACGGCATGAGATAGAATTGAGACTGAAAGAGGCTGAAATGAAGCGGTGTGATGTCCGGGGATGTAGCGGGCGGAAGCCGCCGAGCGATTATTAATATGTGGAAGGGAAAAAGTTTCCCAACTATTCCCTTCCATTCCATTTTTAAACAGAGAAAAAACAAATGTGTTTTTCGTATACAAATATAATCTAAAATCAAAGAGATATGAAGTATTTTACGATAAAAGAACTTTGCCGTTCGACAACAGCGGCTTGTAAAGGAATTGACAACAGATGTGGCTGTGATATAGAAGCCAATCTGACAGCATTGGTGGATAATGTTCTTGACCCGCTACGCGAATGGTATGGCAAACCTATCGTTGTGAACAGCGGTTACCGGTGCCCTGCGTTGAATAAAGCGGTGGGCGGTACGACAACCAGCCAGCACATGAGCGGACAGGCGGCGGACATTGATACCGGTGACAGACAACAGAACAAACTGCTGTTTGAGCATATCCGCAAGAATCTTCCCTACGACCAGTTGATTGAAGAGAGTAATTTCGCCTGGGTACATGTAAGCTATCGGGCGGACGGTAGGAATAGAAATCAGGTATTGAAACTTTAAAATGAGATATTATGTTGACCGAATTAGTTTTTAAGCAAGTGGAAGAAGCCGGAGTTATCCGCCATGTGAGTGACCCGGTACAGGTGACCGGAGATTTTGGATTGCAATTGAAATTCATAGCATCCAAGAATGATTTTTACATCCTGCATAGTATGAACGGTACAGATTACAGTATTGCCTATTTTAGCGGTAATACAAAAACTGACGTAATCAATGTGCCTGTCCGCGGCATCATTCCCGGCATGTACATCAAGATAAGTACGAACACTGAACCGGCTTCAGGTAAAATCCTAATGAGCGAGTAATCATGGAAGCAATTACTATTCCTCATGTGCGTATTCCGTCAATAAACATTGGCGGGATATGCCTGCCCGGTATCGGTTCTCCGGGTAGTATTGGTAAAAAGGGACTTGTCTGGCCCGCTGGTATGAAAGAGCACATCAAGGCTTGGTATGACCCGAAGAAGCAGGGGTTGACTAACTATGATGTGATTGAAGCATACACGGAAGACTTTAAGAAATGGAATAATTCTCCGGAAAAATATACAGGCTCTCTAACTTCTAATTCATTAGCCCTTACAAATATATCACAAGCAACCGCGCTTATATATTCTTCTACGAAGCCCTATGATTTTAAGGTTCTAATTACAGGGTTACAAGAAGGACAGCATATAAAGTTTGGATTTGATTATGGAGAAACCATTTTAGAAGCCGATAAGGATGGTGTATATACTATTGAATGGAAAGAAGGTTTAATAAGCTATGGCATATATACCAATTTCGTAGGTGAATGTAATATCACCATCACCCAGCTTCCTACTTCTATTCTAAAAGACCTTAGCGGCAACGGCAACCACGCCTATCTGTACGGCGGCAAGGGGAAGCTGAATAGCGGGATGGGAGTTTATCAAGAGGATTTTACTACATGGAGTAAAATTCAAGGTATTTACGAATTGGGTGCTAATAGTTTTAATTGGAAATACTCTAATGATACTAATACTACTATTCTTACGAAAGGCGCAAATGAAACGAAATCTATGAAAGTGATTATTGAAGGACTATCTACTAATATACTTCAATATGCCTACTACGAAGAATCGGTTCGGAAGATACTTGAAATAAAACAAGACGGAGAGTATGTATTGCCATTTTCAGAAAGTAATAGTAGTCAAACGTGGAACGGTTTTGCAATTATTAAGAATGAAGAAACAGTAGATATAACTATCACCCAAATCCCCGACTACCCCGACCAGCTCTACTACGACGGCAAGACGTACGCAGTGTGCTACGGTTTCCCGATATTAACGGATTACACGGTGATGGCGGAGAGGACGTGGTTTGAGAAAGAAGAATATAGTGCTTTTATTTCCAATTCATTAGGCGGTTTAGAAAATCCCAGTAATGGTGCTTTTAGCGTAGAGTTAAAATCTTTAAATAGTTTTACAACAATTAGTTTTGGAAGTATGACAAGTATTGGTATACCGGAAAAAGGGATAACTTATCAAACAAAGCAGTCTTATAACGGTAATTCTATCAATGTTGGAACAAAAGAAAGCAATGACATTCTCATTTTAGGGAGTAGATATTTTTATAAAAACAATAATACCCCTGGAAGTACTTGGACTGGCTGCCACGGCGCCATCATAGTCGCCGACCGCAGCTTCACCGAAGAAGAGATAAACTGGCTGAAAAATAACCTCTTTACAATCGACATTCCTACTCCCGCTTATGATTTTGATTTCAGTAAGTATAAAGATGGAAGCAATTTGGGGGACAGTATTACTGATAAATACGGTAATGTTCTTGAACTTCATAATTTTGCTTGGAAAGGAATGAGTGGTCTTGGTGGTTATCCTATTGATTTAAAAGCTACATTTCCAAGAAATTATACTGATGGAAGAGATTATATTTGTAATGATAAAGAAATAACATGTTCTTATATTGGTAATTCAGGTTTATTTCAAGTTTTAATAACTAATCAAGATATAACTAAATATATTGAAATTCCTGAATTTACTATTAAAATCAGTGGTTCTGAAAATATTAATCTTGTTTATTTTTATATTAAAGAGGATTTCACAAGAGGAATATTTAATATCATTGGAAATGGAATTTATAAAATTCCTAAATCATATAAAGCTGATAAAATTGTCGAAAATCTTAATTGGTTAGGGTTCGTATTACAAAATCATATGAACGAGAATGTCGATTTTAAATTAGAAATTCTTCCTGTTTATCCCGGTGCCCTTGTCTTCGATGGAGTAGACGATTATGCTAAACTTGCAAAAATGACTATTAAGACGGTTATCATAGATTTTGTTAATCTTGAATTGGATAAACAAGTTTATGATAATAGAGACAAACCAAATAATCATAATTATTTCTCTATTTATCCTCAAGCTGATACAGTAGCTTATGAAGCAAGAAATAGTAATGGCAAAACTTATATTAATGGAGAACTAAATACTACTATTAAGACTAATGACTTACTTGGTGTTCGATGTATAACTTGTGCTTCTAATGACTTGGCTAAAGAAACTGAACAATATATTTGTAGAGACAGCTATTTGAATAATTATTATGGCAAGATAGCTCTCTATCGCATTACCGGATTTACCGAAATGCTGACAGCGGACCAGGTTTGGAAATGGTATCAAAAGAATAAAGCGAAAGGAGGTGACAAATGAGATGGCTGGTTATTCCTATTGAAGAACTTAAACTATTTGATAAGGATTGGGAATATCGTAGGAAATCGGTTGACGGTACAAAGGCTATTATACACGAAAGTCTCTATAACGAACTTGTACCGCCTGCTATGAATATTCCTGAGAAAGAAGAAGAGTTTGAAATCACGTATCCATTTCCTGTTTTGAATGAGATGGAAATAAACAAAATGCTTGATACGGAAGAATGGAAAGGGGAAGAACCATGAGAAATAACATCTTAGGTGCGATGGTCTATCTATCCACCGCCATAGTATTCGGTGGCAGTACTGCACTGCTGATGCTCTTCATCAAGGAGAACAGCGACCGTTGCCACTACTATAACGGCAAGTGGAACAAAGCAGACTTGCTGTGTGGGGTTGCCGCAATATGTGCAGGCATGGTTGTAAATCATTATTTGTTGAGGTTATGAAAAAACTACCCTGGCTATTAGTTGTATTGCTGGCAATCGCTTGTGTGGCGGCTTGGTTCCGTCCGCTCGAGCCTTTGCCGGCAGAAATACGTACCGAGACGAAGATACAGACGGTTGTCGAGCTTGATACGGTTCTTATCTCCGCACCGATAGCGGTCTTTTGGCAGATATTGCCGAATGAGACTATACGTATAGGTGATACTTTGCTTCATCGCAAACGGGTTGTGTATGAAGATAATCTGTATCGTGCGGTGGTGAGCGGATATGTAGACCCTCAGCTGGATAGCATGACTGTATATCCAAGAACTGTATATCAAACGATAACGAATGACATCTATCATGCCGTTAAGCCGAAGAAGAAGCGTTGGGGATTAGGCTTGCAGGCTGGGTATGGGTATCCGGGCGGTTTTTATGTTGGGGCTGGGGTGAGTTATAACTTGTGGCAGTGGTAATTTGGAATATAGTAGAGAATGGAAGCACCCGTATAAAGAACGGCTCGGAATTGCGGTATTTGATAAAGTAAGAATAGAATGAGAAACTTCTATTCTTACTTTATCAAAATTTTATCCTTCAGGAGGAAATGGATCTGATTTTCGTGGATAAGTCCTTTTCTCTTGAAATTTACCATCTGTTTTATGTATTTTACGGATGAATTTAGTTGGCGTTTGGCTATTTCTATAGTCCTTTGAATAACCTCTTTTTTAGTAATTCCAACTACAGAAGATCCCTCACCTTTTCAAGTTTTCCTTGCCAACCTTTTTCAGTCTTTGCTACATGGTAATTTTTTCTCATATATATTCTATTTAAATAATGGTAGCTACATACTATCTTGCAGCAAAACCTTCTATAACAATTATACAGTTTATATTTTAATCTGTTCTATTATTTAACAAGGATTCACACTGTAAGGTAATATATAGTTACCTAAGTAATTATACTCTAGATACAATCCTTGCAGCCGTTTTTATATCGACTGTCTGTACACCTATTGATTGTAAAGTTTGCCGCATATCATTAAAAACAGGTTCTTCTCCATTAGGGTCGAATATTGTTAAAATAGCTGTAAATGGGATTCCATTGTTTGGAATATGTTCACCATCTCTTGTTAAATACTCTACATCAAGTCTCCAATCTGTAGATGGGCCAACGCCTTTTGAGAATTTTTTTTCGTAGACTTTAATAGGGCTCCATTTAAATGCATGCTCAATTTGGTCTTTTTCGTAAAGGCCTCCTTCGCCAGTTTCAGGTGCATAAATGGCATCTAGACGTCCTTTATATTTGCCATCTTTCTGTAATTGTCTTAATCTAGCGTCAATATTCACTCGTATAAATTCAGAGCCATATTTATAATCCAGTGGAGGAGTACTTACAATTGTAAGTCTAGCTTTACCTGTACACTTTCCATTTTTTACGAGGCAGGCAGGCCATATGAAACTAAAACTGAGTTTTCTACCTGTCGTAATTCTATTGGCAAATACTAAAGTAATCGCATTATCTCCTCCTTCTAATATTTCTTTAGAACTCTGTGGCATACCAAAACCGACTAAATGTTTTGCAACAGCACTTAGCTGTCTATCTTTAAAAGGTTCAGGAATAATGGCATGATGAACAGACAAAGCTATTAAAGTTTCTCTGGAAACATCACCTTCAATGCTATTTTCTAAAGCAGCTATAGTTTTGGCTACATTAGGAGCAGCGTAACTGGTTCCACAACCATCTTCAATATATCCATGCTCATTTATAGAAAAAAGCCCATATCCTTCTGTAATATGTTTTGTTCCTGTTCCTCCAATATGAGCCAAATCAGGTTTAAGTCCAGTCCTGGAACCAACACCTCGACAGCTGTAATTGCTTAATCCATAAGCAACAATACCGCTTATATCAGGAGGGTTTAAAGCTGAAACACTTATATTACGACAACTTTCTGCTGGTACTTTAAGAGAATCATTTCTTGTAGCAACTAAAGTCTTTAAGGCGGCGACAGGATCTACCGGCCATTCTTTTCTCATTTGTGTAGGCTTGGTATTACCTGCTGATATAATGAAAATAACATCATTGTCTTCTGCGATTTTATCTAAAATTTGAGCAGGAATACTGTAACCACTTGATGTCACATGTTCTTCTACATTAAGACTAAAGTTAAATATGCGTACTCCAGTTCTTGCCTTTAATTCTTGAACAGCTATTTCTAACTCATTGAAGAACTCTAAAGGCTTAGAATAATAAGAATCGTAAAATTGGGCAGGAAGAATATCTAAATCAATGATGTAGCAACCATTTAATTCTTTACAAACATTGTGTTTATTTAGATCACGTCCAATTACTGCCAATCCTGCAATGAAACTGCCGTGATGTTCATCTTTATCTCCTGGACTAATTAAGCCCCATCTGTCTTGAATCCAGTCACCCAATACATCTGAAACACCTCCATCTACAATACACAACTTTGGATAATTAATATCGGGATCTATAGGAGGTATTGTAGCAAGAGAGCCTATGGAATTATAAGAAGTACTGTTCCCTCTAGTTATAATGGGAGGCAATGTGATTTTTTTTACAAGAGGATGCCTATCTAAAAAATCCAAAAGTCTTTCATGTTGTTGGGGATTTAGATTTACAGATTTACGATTAATGTTTTTTGCAGCTGATGACTGTAATGGAACCATTTGGACAACAGGAATTCCACCTTCTTCTAATTTTATTCCATACAGGATAGCAGCACCTTTATCTTGTTTTATTTTTAATGCGTATAACCCGGAACCGAAATTTTCAAGACCATTAATAAAAGTACTAAATAACAATCTCTTTTGTACATTTAATGTATCCCAATCCTTTTTTGCAGGAGGATTTTCAAATAATTCTACTATATATGCTCCACCTGAGCGTGGATCAGCTAACCACTCTATTGCTTCAGCTACGGAAAACTTTCGTTTATCACTTTTTGAATGTTGAGATATATGATCAATTGCGCCTATTTCACTTCGTATCCGGCTAGGATGAGGAATGTCTTTCCCATTAATATTCTTTTTACGAGTAGTTGTTTCTGCCTTATCCATTTTATTGGAAACTCGTTCAATGCTTTCCGGAGTTAATTCTACATATAACTCTCCGAGTTCGCCAGCGCCAACAACAGGAGCGATATCCGGATTGAAGATAGCACGAGTAGGACAATGACTTTTTGCTAATGCGGATTGTCTTAGTGTAACCTTTGCATAAGATACAGGTGCAAATTCATTACTAATCTGCATGCTTTTAATTTCATGTAGCTGTTGAGAAAGTAATTCTCTGTGTTCTATAAATGCTACGTCATTATCTGCAAAGAAATCGGTAGAAGGACCACCTCCAGGATTTTCCACATCTTCTATGAAATTGTTGGTGTTTAAAACCACTTGTATTGGACTATTTGCCATAATTTATTGATTTAATTTATTTCATTTTTGATTTAAGCTTACTTAAAGAAGAAGTGGTCATCCCAAACATAGGGGCTATATCAACCTGTTTAAATGTGTATGTTTCATCTTCAATGAGAGCATTAATAAACTCTTCATCACTCTTCAATATGATACTTTTCTTCTTTTCATTTACACGCCCAGAATTTAGAAGTGCAAATTGTTTAATAATGTGTGATACGGTTGATTCCTTATCAATAATAAAAGCCCGTTTTACCCATTTTGCTAACATTTCAATATCTGCACCAGTAGAATCTTCAAGACACCAAGCAAATAACTTTATCTCATTGTCTGCAAAGTTTAGTGGAGAAAGGAATTTTCGGATTAATGCCATTGTTACTTGTGGAGATGGTTTGGGAATCTCTACTTGAATATCAAATCTTCTCCATATTGCAGGATCTAACAAAGTTTCATGATTTGTAACCCCAATAGTAAAACCCTGATTTTTCCTGCTATCTAAACATTGGAGTAGTGTATTAACTACTCTTTTTACTTCTCCAACCTCTTGAGGGTCATTGCGAAGTTTTGCTATAGCGTCAAACTCATCAAGTAGGAGAACGCAATTGTATCTATTGGCAAATGAAAAAAGATTACCAATGTTTTTTGCTGTAGTTCCTAAGAAAGAAGACATTAACCCTTCTAAGCGAGCTAATACAACAGGAAGACCTATTTGTTTTGCAATCCATTTTGCTAGATGGGTCTTTCCTGTTCCTGGCAGTCCATAAATTAAACAAGAACTAGCTGGATATGCGTCAATTTCAAGTAATTTGTCAAATTTAGACCATTCATTGATTATAGAATTTATTGCATCTTTTATATTATCATCAAATAGTGGAATTTCATTTGGTAAACTATCGCTAAAGAAAACTTCTGCTAGCGGGGTAGAAGTCTCCTTATCAACAGGTATAGGGGTTTTAGGAGTAATTTCTTCTCCATTGCCCATTGCAAAAGATTGTTTAATTCTACTTGGTGTCATTTCAAGAGATTTTTCTGATGACATAAGTAAGGACTCTATTGATTTGGCTTCCTTTTCATTTCCATTTTTTTTAAGGGCCTCTTTTAATCTATTAACCTGCTGTATGACGGCATGGTTTGGAGTGGCTAGAGCTGACCTACAAAGAGCTTGTATGATACTAAAATGTTCCATTTATTCCTTTTTATATATAATAATTGTGCAAATATATAATATAATTTCCATAAACACAATATTAATTTCCTTTTTAAGGAAATTAATTTCTTAAAACATTTCCTGTAGCATTGGCGAGTTTTTGTATATTTTACAATAGACTTCTGTGAACAAGTAAAGATTTCTGTGGGCACTTGCCGTTTGTTTCTCAAATATAGTATATTTATTTTTTTACTTTTGACTGTTTTTTGTAAATCACTAAAATTCCTATAATTATAGATGAAAACCAAATGAAACCTTCCGTTTCGGATAGATAAAAAAAGAGAGCCTCTATGTACATGATAAGCGATAAGTATGGTAAAACGATCATGAAATGGGCTGAGAGCGCACAGTCACCCAAAGAGGTAGTGCTTAGTGAAGCTGAACATATTGCTGACACTAGTATTTATGTTTGTGCCCTGATGAGTTTTATAACCCGGCTATCATCCGGCTTTACCGGTTGAAGGAATTTGTAGAAGGGGTGGCTGAATAGTCGCCCCTTTTCACTATATTTTGCTATCTTTGCCCCATGACTTACAACGAGGCTTTATCATATTTGGAACGCATTAAGAATACCGCCATTGGTGCACCCGTGAAAGGGCGTTTCATAGAATCATTATTCATCGGTCCTACCGATTGGGAACAAATGACAGACTTTATGAATCTTCGTATCCAAAAAGGAGAGGAAACGGCTTTGATTGAGTTTGACAGTACCATCAAGAGTCTTTCTGTATATGGGGTATCGGTCAATAATGAATTTGACGTGCCGCGTTGGGATATGACTATTATGGATAATTGGGAGCTGATGATAGGTAATTGATATAAAAAATCCCCGTAGCGGCTCAACTACGGGGATAGTGTCAAATAACAGAGTATCAAATATGAGATACTAAGTGAGCCTATTCTATTACAGATAAATCATCGTCAACTTCATACTGATTACAGCCAAAAGCCGCACACATTAAAATAAAGCGTTCTTTTATACCTAATCCAGTATATCTGTCTACGGCTCCACTACCTTTTGCATGGAGGCCTGCTGCGTATTTATCTATCTGAACTTTATTCATTAAATCTACATGAGTTTTACGGGCAAGTTTACTACTTGCAATCTCATATATAGATTTGTATTCATTTGTTCCCAATGCCACACTAAACATTGCCACTTTCCGGCTAATCTCACAGTATTCAAGTAGTTTTTTTATTTGATAATTGTACCCAGTTTCACCATTGCCATCAGGGTAATAGGGTAACAAAGCATTGCTTGACAGCTTACCTTTATACTTCATAATAATATCATAAGCAATACGAATGATGGGAGTTTTTATCTCAGTGCGTATAAGTCCATCCTTATGTGTTTTCTGAGGTAAATAATGAATGTAAGGTATTCCTTCTTCAATGCTGATATTATCAAATGTGAATCGTCTGAAATCACCTATACGACAACCGAAACAACATTGAACAACGAATACATCTTTTGCTCGTTGCAATGCCTCGGGACATTCTTTGTGGACAACTTCATTAAATTCTGTTTTGGTAAGAAAGAAAGGTTCGTCATATTGTTGCTTCATAATAGACTCTTTTTCTTTTCCTATTTTGCGGAAAGGAGATACGGGAATAACATCATTACTTTCAAGCTCCACCATAAATGCTTGTAATAATAATAGTTTCTCAGCAATTGTATTCTGGCTTCTTTCCTTTGATGGTATATTCCGCTTATTCATTCCTGCGTACAGTTCTGGAAATTTTTCAACCAGAGTGTATTCTTTGCGTAGAAAATCAC